ACACACACAGGCATGACCGCCTCATCGCCGAGAAGAAAACTGCGGCTGTGATATGTCTATGTATTTTGATCCCCCTTGTTCACTTCTATCGGTGGTGCCTCGAGTATCTCCACTTGGTACACGTTGTTATTGGATGGGTAAATCCCAGCCAAACGACACGTATTCACTGTCATGACTGGAACTTTTCGTTCAACAATGATGACTGGTGGGCATACTAAAACTAACGACATATATATGATTGTTATTTAAAAATATCAATGATATATAAGCATAGATGGAACTCACCCCTATTAAACTTATTAAGAATAGGGATGTTCGCAATCGCCTTTTGAAGGTAAAAGGTGAGTCTGCTGAGATTGATGCATCTGATTACATTGAGAGTAAAATGAATACAAGTCTTGCCGCGAGACATCTCATGGCTGTTGAGGATGCTGGAGAAGTTGCTAAACAACTCCTTCAAAGACCAGGTATCTTTGAACAGATCGGAAAAGATATCAAAAAGGAGGCCGACTACGACTTCAAGTTTCAATGTCGCCGAACATCTAATATGACCAAACCAACAAAAAATCGTAATGGTACCGAGTATCTTCACATTGCCCACACATATCCAAGTGGAGATGGTCACTATGCACTCGCCAGAGTAAATCACAATAATAAGGAAATCAAGTTGTTCAATTCAATGGGAGCGAATCGTACAGAATTCAAGAATGAACTTCGTACGGTCTATGGAAACAGATACACAATAAGAAACAAACAATCTTCATTTCAACCAACAGGTGGATTTGTGAGTACGAATATAGAAAATTACAAACAACTTCTCAAGAACACAAATATTAACATTCGGAACAAGAAAGTTTTAGAAAAGTCGTTTGAGATTTCACAATATGATGAATTGTCACAACACCATTTCTGTTATATTGAAGCTTTTATCGCCATGATGCACGATACATTGGGTACATCCATTGGTCCAAAAGATCCACGAGATCGCCTCACATTCATAAAGAGGGTTGTATGGGCACTTATTCATAAATATACACCACCTTCAAATAGAACTTCACTCAAATGGAAATACTTTGTGACAAACTTTCCATACATCTTACAGATTACAAATATCAACGGTAAAAGATTCAACTTGAATCATGTCGCACAAGTACCAAAGCTTGTTGAAGGTATCAATGTTGAGCGAGTCAGAAAGAGTTTGGCAAAACTTGAACTTCCAGGGGGTATCAACAGCTCGTGGTCCCTCACACAAATTATGAATTGGGCGGGAAGTAAAATGTGAGTCTAAAGTAAATGTTTCCAGTGATAGTTGTCGGAACACTCGCAGCGGCTGCAGCGTATACATTTTTGGGTGCAAACCTCGTGAGTGCCGCCAAGGCTAAGGAGATGATACGCTCAGGAAAGATAAAGAAGGTCATTGATGTTCGCACAATGGCAGAATACAGAGCTGGCCACTATCGGGGTGCTCTCCACATTCCAGTGAATAAGATTAACAAGAAGACTACAGCGGAACTTCCAAAGAAGGGACTACTCGTCTACTGCAATACTGGGCAACGGGCCAGATTTGCGGCAGAGAAACTTATTGAATTAGGTTTTAAAGATGTGTATTACATTGCTGGTCACTACTCTACGCTACAGTGAGACCTTGAATGACCTCACTCGTCTTTTCATACATTCGCTTCGCGTGGAACTTTTCATCCTTGAGTTGTTCCCAAATCGTCAATCGATACTCCAAGAAATCCAAGAATCTCTCAGGGTCTCGTTTGGACTTGTAACGAACCTTTTCACCTTTCATAGCCTTTTCCATCGCAGCAAGCTTGGCTTCAAACATGCGTTCTTGCATAGCCTCGGGGGTCTCCCGAGAAGTGAGTTCTTGTTTCTTGAGAGCCATTTGTCATACAGTCGCATCATATCTTTAAATGAAGAAGTGCTTTGTCTCTCCATTTCGTGACTGTATATACAGTGACACCCAATTCCACCGCGAGGTCTTTTAGGGTTAGGTGTTTACCATAGTAGTTTTCAAGAATGTATCGGCTCACATCATCTAGACCATAGAGGATATCAGGTTCTTTGTCGTAATACGGTGGAGTTTCATAAAATTGAAGTTCCTCATGTATCGTGGTTCGTCGCAAACAATTTTTACAGCTCCAATAAATCCATGGATATGCGTACGTACTAAACTTGAAACCCAACTCCGGGTTAAACTTTTGAGCCGCCCGAACGAGACCGTGTAGCCCCACACTATTTATATCCTTCCTCGTATGTATACCACGCTGTCGCGGGTATGTTTTGAAATATACATCATTTGAAACTTTATAAGCAAGTTTGACATGATTGGCTATCAATTCTTTCTTATAGTATGTTTGTAACATTAACTGTAATCGTAATTTTAGTCTTGATACCGGTTGTACTCGTTACATGTACTTGGCTTCACGACGATACCGACGAGTCTATTTTTTAACTGGTCCGAGAACCAAACTCTTCCGTCGCATCCTTTCCAGCAAAAAGCATGATCGCCTTCTTGCCACCGGGGTGATCTGGAAGGAATTTTGTGAGGTCATAAACAATGTCCTTGATTATGACCCAACAATCTTGTTCGTTGTTGTGCTTTGCGATTTCGGTAAGGGATAGGTCTCTTGGATTGACGTGATCATTGATTGTTTTGATTCTGTTCATTTCTATTATATCTCATCATTTTCTGGTTCGGAAGTTTCCTCTTCCACACTTTTCAATTTGGGTGTGTCATGAGCTCCTAAACTCTCAGCTTCAACACCAGGATGTTTCAAAATTGGTGGACCCTCATATATAAAATTTGTAATCAGATATTTAACACCCTCTTTTAATTTTGTACCACGATGAATATATGTTAAATTTGATGGAAATATTACAAGCTTACCAGCTTTGGGTTGTATATGTCCCCTATTCAAAAATTCAGTAGTTCCACCGATACCTTCTTTAACATCGTTGAGGTAGAGTATGTAAGTAAAAACGCGGTTTAAATATCCATCATGATGCCATGTATAGAATCCATCTTTTTCGGTTTTTTGTATTTGAGGAAGACCAATTGTAACACCGTTTATTGTTTTGTATACAGAGAGACCCCTATCTAATCCCTCGTCTTCTACATGAGTCTTGTAGACCTCGAGTGCCTTATTTACACATTTACCCACTTCAGTGATAACATCCTCCCAATCCTTTCTTGGTTCTGGCATAGAAATTGGCAAATCTATACTTTTTTTAATATTTTCGTTTAGTCCACCAACCGTTTTTCCAATCATTTTTCTTTCATCCAGTTCAAAACGAGAAATGACATCTTCGCAAAACTCTTTGCTAACGACATTGTCAATTTCAAAAATGTAATCCATGTTTAAATGATTAAAGTGTATAAACTTTAACTTAAGAGTCTATCAAGTCTGCTCCTCTCCTTATTTGGAAACATGGTGAGTTGCACGACCTCGCCATCCAAGTACACCTGTCCGTGATTCTTTAGTCTATCACATTTCATCACTTGACCGACGCGTATGAGGTTTACCCTCACCATCTTCGCATTTCCAGGTTTACTGTGATGTACGGCGAGTAAAGCTGCATCTCGCTTCGTTTCTTTAGGAATTGTATTTTCTTCATGGCATATAACTACATGTGCACCCGGGCCACCATCAATGTGCATCCACCATTCTCGGGGATAGCTTGATAAGGTCAGGTCATCGTTTTCCTTGGCATTTTCACCAACTTTGATTTGAATACCGTCATATGATATATATGTCTTCATAATTTGAAATGATCGTTACCCTCTATATATATTAGTAACCAGTATGTACTTTGCATCAGCTTTAATTAAACGACCTGTGTGTATAAATGGCCATGTAGTTGGGAATATTGTCATTTTACCAGCTTCTGGTCTAATAGACCGCCCATTTATAAAATCAGTTGTACCACCTTCATCGGGTTCAAGTGTATTTAAATACACAAAACATGTAAAAACCCGATTTTCGCCAGGTATATAATCCTGGTGCCATCTATAATGTTTACCCTTTTTGATTCTTTGGATAGAGTGGGTTCCAGTTCTAAGTGGAAAAAGTGAATGGTCAAGTACAAAATCCATATCTCCATCTTTGTCTATCGCAGCATCTTTCATAATACCTTTTATATGTTCAACATATGTTCCAACAGCCTTTTGTATATAGTAATTAATTTTAGTATTTGCAGTTTCCCAACCGGGTGATGTAGATACGTTTAATTCGGTGCTGGATTTCCAGTCTTCATTCAAATACCCATTACCATCCTTATCTCCAAGGGCACCCTTCATATGGTTCGCGGAGTCATTTTCAAATTTGTTTATGATGTTCTTGCACAACTGCGGTGAAAATACATTTGGAATTTCCAAAATGAACTTATCCATTTCATAACATACAATTTAAATCTTTAATTATTATAAGATGTTTAGGAATCCAGCCGACAACGACGCGGTCCGAATCAATAACTCAGACTCAAATTACAATGAGGCTAACTACAACGGAGCGCGTGGATTACGAATCAATAACTCAAACACAAACGAAAATAACGTTGGTCAGATCAGGTCACGAGTCATAGACCCTAACAATCTCAGGCGTATGCGAAGAGTGCGAATGTCCTTTGCTAACGCGGGTCTAGTGGGTCGGCGTCTCAACTTTGGGAACAATAGACTAAATGCATCCAACTATATGAAAAATGAAAAGAGAATGAAAAATAATGCGAATGAAAACACAAAGACCAAGAAGATTACATGGAAAAATGTAAGCGTGCGTAATCTCCCAACCGATCCCATCGAGTATGAAAACTTCAAGTCTGGACAAAAGGCTGTGAAAATCAATAAATTGTATCTTACACCAAATTCATTTCGTAAGTTGGCGCGTATGTCCATGACAAGTGCTATTAACGCTAATGGCAATATGGTATTATTCGCGAATCCTTTCACTCGTGGAAAAGTTAAAAAGGGTGATCTTGAGTTTGTCGTGTTAAAAAAGATTAAAACTAAAAAGTGAGATACAATATATGCACGTCGTCTTCAAGCCCAGCCCATCAGTCACACACAAGTACAGAGTGATGTTACCAAACAAGCGGGCGATTGACTTTGGAGTCAAGGGTGCGCCAGACTACACAGATCACGGAAATTCCCGTCTCATGCGAGCACATCTCATTCGGAGAGGTGCAGTGATGTCTAAAAAACTCCGTATTGAAACAGACCCACAAGAAATTCAACGGGGAATGCTCTTGGTTGATGAAAGTGATCAAGAAGACTGGGACGACTATTTCCGTGCAGATTACTGGGAGCGATGGTTGTTATGGTCGTACCCCAATGTAGAACACGCAAAGCTTTTCATGACTATGCGAAAGGGGATCCTATTTATGCCTACGTCGGAATCTATGTGGTTTTGTGATAACAATAAAAAGTTCTAAATAATTTCTATATCAGATACTCGAATACAAGATTTTCGTTGTGTATTTGAACTTAATGACATCATTGTGAAATTACCCTCGGAGTGGTCTTTGACAATTTTGTTCATCGCGTCAATATGTATATCACATTTGTTTAGGTAAACATTTGAAATTGAGTTGCCACCATGAAATCTATGTTCATTGGGTATCACTTTCCATATCAAAGAACACGTTTTTATTAAAGTCATCTTTGGGTAAAATTCATCGTCACAAAAATCTACTTCGGTCTCAATTTGATCGTAACTGACCTTTACCAGATCTCCTTCCTTTAATTCGATAGGCTTTTTCTTACCCCCAATGGCTTCTGCAAACTCTTTGTACTCTCCATCTTGGATTTCATACTTTTCTTGTATCTTATCCAACAGGGACAATAGGTGATGGCGATCCATATTTGTTACTTGATTTATTAAAAGGCAAAGCTAACTTAGGCGCCAGTAGATCCAAATCCACCCGCACCTCTCTCTGTCTCTTCAAGAACACCAATTTCCTCCACATCGGGTGTTTCACAGCGCTCAAGGACAAGTTGTGCGATGCGATCCCCTTTCTTTACCTCAAAGTCTTTGTCTCCGTGATTGAAGAGAACGACTTTGACTTCACCTGTATAGTCGGGATCAATAACACCCGCACCAACTTGAATACCATGCTTCACAGCGAGACCGGATCGTGGTGCAACACGACCATACACACCATTTGGCATGAGAATGGCTACACTTGTCCCGACCAAAGCACGATGCGTGGGAGGGATAACAACTTCATCAGTGCTGTAAAGATCGTATCCAATAGCACCCCCAGAACCACGAGTTGGAATAATAGCATCTTGTGTAAGTCTCTTAACACAGAGACTCATTTCTACTTTACTTGGGTTTGTAATCTTTATTTAATTATTTCGTCTGTACATTTCAATAGAGCAAAATTTGTTAGAACAGTCACTCCATGTTGCACCGGGGTACCCCGCGTTCATTTCCGCTTCCAGTTCTCCCGGGTTAGAACACGCCTGCCTGTCTGGCTCTGTCTCACTCCACGAAACATTTCCATAAAGTGTATATTCGGGTAAACATGCTATCCCACCATGGCTAGCTGGAGTAGTAGTAACTCTACGAGTTGCGTGCACTAATTTAGGTGTCGACCCCGAATAGTTGGGGTTAGGATTTACACAATACATTTTATTGCTAATCTGTCCTTTTTGTACACAATTCACTGGACACGGTGCCGTCGCTGGACAAGATTTAGTACTTGGACTTGGACACACAGCGCCAGTTCCAACTGGAGAAGTTGTGGTGACCCACCCTTTTATAAGACTACTCGCAGCGGTACCACACGCCGTTGGGCATGCTGGATCTGTGTAGTATCCTTCACAGTCTACTGGGCATGGTACCGTCGCTGGACAGCTTTTAGTTTTAGTCGAGGGTGGGCACACCGCACCCGTTCCAACTTGTTGTTTGGTTGTAACCCAGTTCTGAGTCACAGTACTTGCGGCTGTACCACATGTCGTTGGACAAGCTGGATCAGTGTAGTATCCTTCACAATCTACTGGGCATGGTATGATAGTTCCACAATTCCTAGTTTGGGTCTCGCCATTTGAATATGGACATTGACTTCCACCACGTGCAGCTTCTTTGGTGACACTATATGTTCTAGATTCTGATGGTTGTGTATCACAAGAACCTGTACATGGTCCCCAACCACCATTTGGACCCCAAGTTCCTTCGCAATTGACAGGACCTGGTGGACCACTACACGTTTCCCATTCGGACAGGCGCTTCTCACCTGTGCAATTTTCAGCTTCTAACGCAAGTTTAAAATACTCTTGAAAACCTTGTTGATCATAACCAACTTGTGCAGCTCTGTCTTCTTTTGATACCACACACCCATTCGCACTTCTCTGCCAAGTGCTTGAATATACACACGCTGGTGGTGCAACGGCATTCGCGGGGCATTCGACGTCACACGCTGAAGAATAACTCTTTACACATGTACCTCTACCAAGCGCTTCTTCATAGTCTGGTGCGTTTTCGTCTAGAGTATACGTACGCATTCCTCGACCACATTTATCCGCTTCAGAACCATCGAGGAGGACACCATTTCTCGTACACGGCCCCTCGATCCATGAATCACCTTTACAAGGTTCGTCACATACTACACTACATGGTCTAAAGTCGGATTCACATTTACCAGCACCAATCGCTGCTTGGTATCCCGGCGCATCTGGGTTGAGCACCCATTCTTCGACTCCTTCACCACATTTTCCGATAGTTCCATCTAAGAGTTCCCCCGTCTGTTTATTGTGACAAGACTTCTTCTTGACATATTCAGTTCCGCTACAGTCCGAAGGTTCTATCCTAGTAAGCTGGGGTACACCATCTACAACTTTGTACTCAAAAGTTGGCTCACCCTTATACATTTTGTAACCCATATAGGCTACGACTGTCATTATTGGTAACATCACGAGTAGTAAGAGTAGTAATGTACCACCCCCACCTCCTGGAGATTGGCGAAATCTATAACCCCGATCCATACCTACTAGACACTTAGAAAAATAGTTCGTCCCTATGGTAATGAGTAATGTTTGGAAAGTCCACAACTTTATCGTCAAAGCAAATGCCCCCAAAACAGACTATGAAAAACTCAAAACCAAAATTCGCCGAACAACTTTGGGATACGGTACAGCGCTTTCATCTGTCTATTTCATTACACATGGTGCAGAGGAGGGCGTATCCGCTACATTAGGTGTAGCTTCGTCACTCGCGTACATTGGACTACTAACACAAAGGGTAGATAACATTGAAAAATCTTCACCATTTCAGAAACAGCTACTGGCCCCCGTGGGTACCGCCATTTTTGAAACTATGTGGAATAATGCTCCATTTGCTTTTGATTTTGACTATGGTGCGACACTCATGGGATTTCTCGCCTACAAGGTTGCCCTCCTCACAGTTGTATACGAAGAGGTCCGAAAGATGCTTTTATCATCGGACGACATTACACTTGAGAGCGAAGAAGAGGATCCAAGCGAGGACGATATCAAGGCTGTAGTGATCCCGAGTGAGGACGGATACGACCGATGAAATCGCGGGCCAGAGGGGCCAGAGAGGGGCACCTACAAAATTTGAGGTTACGACATTGAGGGTTGTATGACCCGAAAAAGTATAATCATTACAAAATGCAAATCTCGGTCTAAGCTTGCAAGGCTCTTGCTTTGTGTAAGGCATCACAGTCACTGCGTTACACACCGCTCTTGCAAAATACATGAGAGTCATGAGTAAAAGATAATCGTTTTTCTTTTTGGATGACCATAAGGGCCATGCGTAAAGGAGGAAGAGGATGGGTACGGCGAGGAGGTAATCTGGGAGGTGTTCATGTTGCTCCCAATTTGGGAGAAGATGAAACCCTAAATCATAGATTGGACCACCTGTACCATTCCCTTTTTGTGCGGAAATGTAGTACCCCACTAACACATTCACAACCAGTGAAAGCAGGAATACTACCCAAATCATCTAATGTAATATGTGCTCAGATTTTATTAAGCTTCCGAATTGTACCAGTCGCGATATATTCGTCAATCTTATTCGCAACACCTTTACCAACACCAGCAACCTTGTGAGGACCTTGGGAAATCTCTGTACCATTCGTCACTTCAAAGTGAAGTTTGCGGATAGCCTTAGCAGCCTTTTTGTAAGCTTCACTTTTGTGAGTGTTTTCCTCTACATCTGCGAGTAACGCCAATTGATCTGCAATATTCTCATTTGTAGTGAATGTCTTGACCACCTTAATTTCCCCAGTTTCAAGGAATTCATTTACTTTTCTTACGATACTCTTACCAATCCCATATAGATGAGAAAGTTGCTCACCATGGGTTACTTTGAAATCAAGATGATATATGATGTTAGCCGCTTTCTCATAGACAGCTTTCTTAAATTCATTTTCTTCCTCTTGGGTGAGGTCATCAAAAGCTTCCGTGAGGGGCAAATTGTAGCAGACAAAATAGTTATCATCTGAGTCTGAGTCTGACTCTGAGTCAGAGGCAACAGATTCCTCATCACTCACTTCAGCATATTGGAGCATAGTTTCGTACTCAAGAAGGGCTTTTTCTTCTTCACATTGTTGAAGGCGCTTCTTGAGATCGGCGTTTTCCTTTTCAAGGTAGGCAATGTAGTTGGCAATAGATTGAGCCTTCATAGTTGAAAGTTGTGTGACTTTTTGGGGTGGGTCGGGTGACTTAGGCGTGCGATTTAATGATGGGTATCCCGTACCCCAATTCTTCTACGAGTGGGTTGTTTTTGTAGTCATTTTTGTAGTGAATCTTCTTGACTCCACTACTCGCGAGAGCCTTGTAGCAATTGAGACAAGGGTAGTGTGTGATATATACTTCAGTGCCATCTATGGAGACACCCCGCTTAGCCGCATCCGTGACGGCATTGATTTCCGCGTGAATCGTTGCTTGTTCGTGTCCGTCCCTCACAATTGAGGTGTGATTAGAACCACCAAGGAAACCATTGTAGCCCATACTTATGAGACGGTTGTTCTTTACAAGGACGCATCCCACATTGAGTCTATCACACGGCGATCTAACCGACGCAAGTTCTGCGGTCTTCATGAAATATTCATTCCAAGAGATACGATTGGTCATCATGTACATTTATTGGCGTAAATCTTTATCCGCCGTGTAATATGTCTTACCCTTCATTACAAAACTATGGACGCGGGCATATCCCCATGCTTGTGGAGAAGCTCCTGGACGATGCCCAGTTCTCCATGCGGCGAGGCCTCTATTGTAGATAGTTTGAAGAGTCTTGAGGGGTATCTTCGTAGCCTTTGCGATCTCTGGGAGCGACTTCACTTCCGATCCATACTTCTTTCTAAATCGTTGGGTATATGAAGATGTGCGAGTCTTTACACCCTCATCCGTCTTGAAATCCGCGTAATCCTTCTTGAGCATCTTTTTGTAGCGAGTCTCCACAGACTTTAGGGTTCTGAGACCACGAAAGTATTTGAGGGGTGCATAGATTTTACCCTCAGTTCTGCGCAATTCCCTAACCTTTTTAGATATTTCCTGATCAGTGAGAGGCATCTTAATTATTATGTAGATTTAATTCAATGGGTTGGGGTGAAGAAAAACCAATTCCAGAAGATGAGATATCCTGTAACATTTTCTGTAACTGCTGTTTACTAAGTTCTATAATGGGATTAATGGTTGGTGGTGTGATGGTAAAAATGTATTATGCTGGTTATTTGTGACGCAGATACTTTACAGCTTCTAGAATGTTTGAAAAAATTTTGTTACCAAAACGAACTCTACCTGACTTTGCCGACACCCACCCCTTGTGTCCATCGTAATAACACCTTTGAATGTCAACCATTATAAAAATATGAGATTATTTTACAGAAAGGTGAGATGGGTCTGACAATTATTATGGGAAATATGTTTTCAGGTAAAACTTCGGAACTCATTCGCCGACTTAAGCGTTACAAAGTTCTCAACAAGAAAGTTGTTGTCATCAATTCTTCAAAGGATACCAGGTCTCCTGAGGAGGTCATCAATACCCACGATGGTGTTCAATTTCCGTGTCTCAAGGTTGATCATATATCACACTGTATCATCAAAGAATCTTTTTGTAACGCGGACATTGTGGCGATTGATGAAGCCCAATTCTTCACAAACCTCAAAGAATTTGTGGAAATGTGTCTCTTTCTCAATAAATCGGTGATCATAGCTGGTCTTGACGGGGACTACAAGCAACGAAAGTTTGGAGAAGTCATTGATTGTATTCCATTAGCGAGTGATGTCACAAAGCTTTCAGCTCTCTGTATGGATTGTAAAAATGGAACACCTGGTCCATTCACAAAGAGGATTGTTCAAAATGATGATCTTGAACTGGTTGGTGGTAATGATATGTATAAGGCTGTGTGTCGCAGACACTTAAAATCTATGGACATCAAGGATGAGGGTCACTCTTTTCTCCAAACTGCGTTTCATAAGGCCATGGAATCGCGAATGGTCGAATAAAAAATCTTTCCCGGGTTCGTGTAAATGACCACCATTTGATGTGTAAAGTACACAGTGTTTGCCACCTTTAATGGTGAGATGATACCTCAACATAAGATTACTCTCTGCGCGGTGTGCGGGTATAGTCATTGGACCCTCAATCACAGCGAACTTTCCAGACTCTTTATCTACACATGGTATCTGATCAATAATCTTTTGAACTTCTGGAAAGTCTTTGACTTCATAGTAATAGTACCCGTTGTTTTTCTTAAACCATGGATCAAGTTTGTGGAAGTACTTTTTCTTTGCGTTTCCGAGACCCTTCTCATATTCATAGAGGATCTTGTTATAGTTTGCCTTAACAAACCAAAGATTAGGGTAGTCTAATACATGATATTCAAACTTATGATAAATCAGATCAACAAGGGTGTTTCGCATCCCAACAAGTGGCCTGAGTGGATTTTGAAAGTACAATCTATCTATTGGTGATTTGAGATAGTCGTGGAGTACAAGAACCACTGGTACCCAGAGGAGGTGCCACATTAATTTCTCAGCATAAAATAAAAATGCCAGGTTACGGCAAGCGAATGGAAATGTATGCCCCAGAGCCCACTGATGAAGTCCAGGATGTTGAACAACGCTTCGTGATGCCAAAATTGACCCTCGTCCAATTGACCATCCTCGCGATGATCCTCTACTATGCGTGGTCTGTGCGTAAGATGAACCGCGCCGTTGTCTCCACCGCGATGCTCGCGATTGGTCTCCTTCATATGTATGACCACCTGTACCGTGTGAAGCGTGGTGATGAGGGTCTCTTCTTCTTCCCAGAAGCGAAGAAGGAGGGTTACTGCAGTATGTGCCAAAAATAAATTAGTAGTAAATTGTAAGAATGCACGTCAAAATCCTTCGTAGCCCTGATCGTAAAAAGAAGTTCAGGGCGATCCTCGGTGACGGCAGGACTGTTGACTTTGGTGCCAGTGGGTATTCCGACTACACCACGTATGTTTTGAGACATGGTGGGCAGATCCCCAAGCGTGTGGTTGCCGAACGCGAGCCGGCAATGATACACAGAATGATGCGTAATATAGATAAGAGTGACAGGGAAGATTGGAAGCTATCTGGTATTGGTGGGGCGGGTTTCTGGTCGCGGTGGTATCTCTGGAGTCAGCCAACAATTCCAGCGGTACAACGGTTCATGTCAAAAAGATTTGGAATTAAATTTATATGATAATACTAAATGGCTACAATCGTTTTAGGATTATGCTGTGTATCTTCCATGATTGGTGGAGGATACCTGGCATATAATGAAATGAAAAAATCACAGTTGGAGGAAGCTGCTATACAAAGACAGAAAACCTTCGCAAAAACACCAGGACTTCATATGTTCTATGAATGTGATTATAAGGAAGATGGTGTACTTCAAGTGATAGATGAATCACTTCCAAAGACTACGGAAGATGAAGCTACAATTGATATGGATGGTGGTTTTAAATCATTCATTATCACAAGTGGATATAAAGTAGACACATATGATAAGAATGGGCTCACTGGCGTAAAAATGACATATAGCGGGCCTCAAAATATGCAATGCCTTTCTACCCCTATTAAAAGTTTAAAATTCTACAAAGCTTAATTATCGGCAAGACCACGCCTCTTGAGGTTAGCCCTGAGATCAGCCATAAGAGCGGCGCGTGCGTTCTTTGGAGGAGCGCGCATTGGGAGTGGAGGTGGAGGTGGTGCCATCCTTCTTGGTGACACACGGACAGCTTGTCGTGGCGCTCTTGGTTGTGCAGGTTCAGCCTCCCTAAGAACCATTTTACACACCTTAATAAACTTTTTAGCACTCTTCGCTTGATTTTCCAAGCTTGGCTCATTCTTGTTTTTCTTCAACTTTGATTCAAGCTCTTTCTTTGTAAGTTTTACACGCTTCCCCTTGATATCTTTGGTGACGCGGAGACCCATCTTTTTTACTTTTTCCTTGAGTTTGTCGTACTCCATTTAATATAGACTGGGAAATTAATGGTAGCGAACACCGGCCCTTGTGGCAGCATCGTCAATTTCGTCAACCATTTCCCATGCCCACAAACATTCCTGAGCATCTTGGTGTTCGCAGATTGAATGCGCCAAATCAAGGGCTTCGTGGAGAATCATTTTGAGGCGCATCTGTCTTGTGGTGATTTGCTTTGGTTCTCTCAATGAAGGTGCTTCATACACGTGTTGAAGAGCAATGCGGGTAATTTCGGCCTTCTTTGTTTCATAATTGATTTCTTCACTTCTGGAAGCGGCAACTATCTTGTACCTGTGACGAAGTGGTCCCGATGGAGGTGGACTCCAATACCCAAATCTCTTGAGGGTCTTCACCATTAAATATCTTTCTGAAAATATTTTTAAGACCATTTAAGTCTCTCTACAAATCTTCTAAATAAGTAGGGAGCAAGTTCACTTAAGGAACCAAATGGCACATAACGGTAATCTGGGAAGTCTTCACCCATACCCAAAAGTTGTGCCACTTTGTATCTGTCATGGGGACAACTCCGCGCAAACTTAATATCTTCCGAGTTATGTGTCGCCAAAAGTGTGTGTACATTTTCACGAGCACCCAAACTCATATTAAGACCCTCCCTAAATGATTTGTCTACAGCCACTTTGTTGGGGAGGAGACCGTCTTGCTTCCCCAAGTACGCACCACGAACCAGTTTGACTCCAAGTTGTATATTGTGTCTTTCCGCCGCACGAAGATCTAATTCAAGTTCTTTTAGAGCTGTGATACGATACATTTGATATGTTTTGAAAACATGGGGTTCATATTGATTAAATTGTATCATCATATCATAAGTTTCTTTGGGATACAATACATCTTCAGCGTCAATACAAACCTGACATTTATTCTTTATCGCGTGCTGAATAACCTTTTTGATATGCGCTACCGCGAAATGAGGTGATTCCCTTGAAGCAAATGATGTCATCTTTAGGGCAAACATTGACCCTGGAACAGCTTCCATGGCTGACATATTTACTTCACCGACATGATGTGCTTCGTGTATTTTACAGTTTTCGCGGTCATAATCCAGAATTACATTG